CATCAAGATCGTATTTAATCTTGCCACCAATTTTAAAATAGCTTGGGCCTTGGCCTCTATACCTTCTATTGTCAATTGTTTTCTTGCTGACTCCCCATCTATCTGCTAGTTCGTCAACCTCTATGGTGTTTGATATGTCAAAATTCTTTTCTAATATTTCCATAAATTTCCCTTTTATTAATATTTTTGTTTATAATAAACCAATATTACTAATTTACAAGTGATATATTAATAAAAAAGTGGAGAAATTTTATGAATAAAACTATATATGCACATACAGATATAGGCGATGAGAAGGAATGGGATCAAGCAATAGACAAGCTTGCAACCAATAACCAAGTAGCTGGAACACACTACAAGCAATCTAGAATACAGCCGATAGACTATATATACGCTAATAATTTGTCATATAACCTGGGTAGTTGTCTGAAGTACATAACCAGAAGTAAAGGCGAGAAGAGTGATAGAGTGACTGACTTATTAAAAGCCAAACACTTTATAGATCTTGAGTTACAAATGGTACATGGTGTAGACGCAAAGGGTAATGACATTGGTAAATATTCTGTAGAAGTTTCTCTTGATTAATGAGGTAACTATGAACTTATATGAGTTTGACGATCCAATTCTTAAAGAAAGAAACGGAAGAAAACCAATATATGTAAACAAACATCTTGCTAAAAAGTTTAAGGATTTTTGTGAGAGCGAGCAGAAAGAACCACATAAGGTGGCTGAGTATCTAATATCTTTAGGTATGAACTCTGTTGAGCATTACGAAGATCCTATGGTGTCTGTTGACATCGAAGCTCTTTAAATAGATCTTCTGTATTTTGCAACGAATCTGTTGCTTGGATATCTTTGTCTTCAACGGTTATCTGTCCTTTACCACAAGGGAAAGCAAATAAAACCTTCTGACAATTTAATGCTACCAAAGCATACACATCTATATCACCTTTCTTATAAAACCTATTTTTAGAATGAGAACCACAACGCAAATCAAACCGCCAGTTCTTTCTGGCTTTCTCTATTTGTTTTTGTGTTTTGACTTGGCACTTGTAAAGAGTGTGTCCAACCTCAAAGATGATATCGGCTTTACTTCCATGTGGCATTACAGTAACGGTGTCCGAAAAAGCAGAAAGCACCGAGGCTACTAAATATTCTCCAGATCGGCCAACTCTTTCTGATTGGCGCGTCATGTGGTTATTGGGTTTGTCCCAACTCTTTCATTAGTTCTTGCATTTGCTTGTCTAAAATTTCTGGATTTTTAATCACGGTCATTTCTCTGGCTGTTTTTTGATCATCTGAAAGAATTTTTTTTATTTCTTCAATTTTAAACATTGGCAAAAGGTTGTCATAACCAGGGCTTTCAATAAAATCTTTAATTCTATTTTTGGTATTTAAAGATAGCATTTCTTTCAACAAGCCTTCGTATTGTTTTGAATCTATATCAACTCCACCTATTTGTCTTTTAGGTTTTACAGGTATTATTTTTAATTTTGACAACTCTTCAAAAACAACATCATTTTTAATTGTAGATTTTGCAACTGGGGAAAAAGTTTCTCCGATACCGCCCATCCATTTAGGGGCTGCTCCCTTTGTAAAGGTTCTTACTTCTCCAAACACATTTCTTTTTGCTGGCAATTCCGTAGATAGTCCTGGTATTCTATTAAGATATTGATCTGTTAAGTTTTGCGCATCCCTCATAATTGGATCTTCAGCTTTCCTTACATAGTAAGAAGCGGTTGGAACAAAACTTGATGCAAATCTTTGTAAAGATGCTTCACCATATCTATCTGGATTAAAAATGACATTAATAAAATCACTTACGCCAGTCAAAAATGTTTTGTTAGTAATGTTTTCTGTGAATGATGCTCCCAGCATTGCAGCTAACTTGCCAAGCTCTGGGCCATTCTCTTCAGTAAAAGATTTGTTAGTGTATTTATAAATATCAGCCCAGTCAGCTGCTAGTCCAAACAATATACCCACAGGTTCAAATCTATTATAAGCATAATATGTATCTCCCACCCTAATTGAATATGGTTGCCATCCTGTCTCTCTTAAAACATTGTTTTCCCTATAATCGGCTGGACCTCTTCCTGTTATAAGACCATCATTTGCTAACATGGCAACACTAGCCATAGCAGTTGACCCGACAGCAACTCTTGCCTTGGCTATGTCTGCTTCAGCTCCACCTTTTTTTATAGCATCTTTATAAGACCTAGCAAAAATTCCAAAAGGAGTTCTTTGTCCAGCATATTTAACTATATTTATTGGAGTTCTAACAAAAGGAGCTATATATCTAAGAGATGGAACTTTACTAATTGCTTTTTGTGGAAGCTGTCCAAGTTCCCCAAGAGGGCTTGTAAATGTTTGATACCTTGCTGTCTCCTGGGCTTTTAAGTGTATGTCTGGAAAGTTTTTGGCTGGATCATCCATGATCTCGTAAGCTCTTTTAATTCCCTCGCCTTCAGCTTTTGCTTTTCTTAAGGCTTGCCCCCATAGCTCTTGTCTATAACCAACAGATTTAAACAGCTGGTCTTCGGCGGTTAGGAATCTTCCAGGTAGTCTTATTATTTCTCCCTTTATTCCAGATATAGAATTTTGTCTTTGTAGTTCTAATTTTGTTAATGGATCGTCTACTGATTTTGGATCAATCAAAGCACCTTTAAATGCTCTTAAGCCATCAAGAAGGCCATACATGCTACCATAAATTCTACCTCCAACTTCGGTAAAAGATATTTTGTCTGATCCTTTTCTTGCAGCACCAAATAAAGCCCCCACAGCATACTCAGGCATACGAGTAGCTGCAACAATACCATTAGAAACTACGTTTACAATATGAGTTGATGGAGACGATAGAAGCGCATTAATCCAAGCTTCTTGTAATTTGTCTTTAAACTTTGGTTTAAGTGCATCTTTGCTAAATTTTGCAATTTGTTCAGGAGTGTCAAGGTTGCTAATTAATACAGCCATTTCCTCTATATTTCCTGCGCCTTTTGCTTGCACATATTCACCAATAGCTTTTGCTTGTATAGCTTCCTCGGATCTAGCTGTTTCCCTGAATTGTCTTAAAGCTCTTCCAGCCTCTGCTGTTATACCTGCTAATTGCTCTTGTATAGCAACATGTTTGGTGAGTGCTTTCTCGAAATTATAAAAATCATTAGGGCTTGCATCTGTACCTTGAGCTTTTTTTGCAAGCTTAACAAGATCAGTTGCTGACTCTTGGTTTATAAGACGAGCAGCATAAGCGGTTTCTGCATTAAATGCAGAGCCTTTTTTTCTACTTATTAATTGATCTTCAGTCAAACCAGTCTCTTCTGCTAACGCTCGCAACTCTGCTCCGTCCGATCCGAATTTAACAACACCCCTTCTTGCTTCCATAAAGGCATCTTCATTTTCTGCAATAGCATTTATAGCGTTTTTTATTTCATCTGGAGAATCAATTTTGTTTAAATTAATATTGCCAGCAAAATCTGGTGGAGTTTCATTTACCTTGTTAATAAAATTAGAAGGCATCCTTGGTTCTACTATTAAAGCATCATCTTCATAAAAACCAACGGGTATTTCTTCAACCGTGCTACCAAGGCTACGAGGCACTGGTACTCCAAGCACGTCTTCATATTCAGATATAGTTCCTATGATTTCTCCAACCTCTTCATTTGTTTTTCCTTTTAAGGAGTTTGGATCTATGTCTGCTCTTTCTAAGGCGCTTGTATATGATTCATATTGATTTAACTTTTCTAAGTATTCGTCATTTTTTGCAGCATATTCTGGTAGAGGTGGATTTTTTTCTAATATTTCTAAAGCGTCTGCTTGTCCAAAATCATTAATACCCCTTTCATCTATAAATCCTCTTTTGCCAACAAGAGGTGCCATTTGAAGTTCATTTAATTTTTCTGTGAAAATTTCAAGAGCATCTGATCTAACTTTAACTTCTCCAGTAGCAGAAACACTTTCTGGAGCTTTCTTTGTTTTGTAGTAACTTGATAATTTTTTGGGACTAGTTCCCATAGCTCTTGCTATCTCTTCTATTTGCGGATCGTTTCTAGGTATAGATCCCTGCAATAAAGAACTTACTTTTTTTATACCTTTTGGTTGTTTTGGCTTTACCAATACTTCTGGCATTTTATTTGCGCGTGGTCTTTTTTTAGGCGCTTCTATTTTTGGTTCAACAATTGGAGACTCAACCACAGCTCCTGGTCGCGGGCCTATGAATGGATCTGGTTTAGGGCCTACAAACGGCTGTTCTGCTTTTGGTCTGCTAGGTATTTTAATCTTAGATACTTGCCTTAATAAATAATCAAAAGGCACTCCTATTGCAGCTCCTTCTACAGCCATTTTAAATCTAGCTACTGCTTCATTGTCTTCTGGATCTGCTTGTAGAAATTCAGTTACAGGATTTTGTAAAACTGGGTATTGTTGAACTAAATTAGATACTCTTTGCTCGTAAGGACTAAAAGCAAATTGCTCTGCTAAGCCTCCAATACCAGCACCTTTTGCTAATTGTTGTTTTGTGGTTAGACCAGTTAAAGGGCCAGCTCGTTTTGATATGCCAGCAAAGGGTATTGCAAATCCAGCAAGATCTCTGGCGATACTGCCACCTGGATATGTAGGTTCAGGAACTGCAGGAACGCTTTTTATTGCTTGCTCCAACACGCTTGGATCTGTGGCCATCTCTTCTAAAGTCTTGCCCTCTCTTATGCCTTTAGCAACGTTTAATGGGCCGAACCTATCTTTTGGTAAAAGCAACTCAGCTGTTGCCACGCCGACATCTCTTGCAGCTCCACCAAGAGTTCTATATAAATTTTGACCAAAGCCAACCCCCTCTTGTTTAGTTTTTGCAAATGGATCTTTGGGTTTTGCAAATGGATCCCTTTTTTTGAATGGATCTGTAGACATTATTGATTCTTATAATATATCGTTTCGTCGCCCTCTATCTTAAAAGGATCTCCATCTTTTAAATTTGCATATTTTTGGTCTTGACCATCTTTTACTAATACAGGAGATTGACCATCTTTTACTGATACAGGAGATTGCATGTACCTTTTCGAACTTTCTCTTCGTAATATTTCCATTGGATCGGTTCTTTCAATAATATCCAGGATTTTTTGTTCCGAGTCTGATAATTTGTAATTTGGATCTTTTTGTATTTTAGTTAATATATCTACAACAAAATCACTTTGATTAAGCTTTGAAGGTTTATCTTCACTCAATCCAGCAAAAGATCCAATTAGTTCCTTTGGATTATTTTGCGCCTCATTGATTGCTTCTTGGTCATAAGCAGATATAGATCTTATTGGCTTGCCGGTTTCTCTGTCATATACAGTATATCTTTGTGTACCTTTCTTTTCTTGAGTTGGATAAAGCTTTGACTTTATGTATGATTCTGGTAATCCCATTTTTTGCATATTATATATTTGTCTTTGCTCTGGAGTCATAGAAGCTAACATCCTTTGCTCTTGTGCTTCTTGCTCAGCCTGTTGCGTTTGCGCTTGTAACATTTTTTGTCTTTGCATTACACCTTGAGAAGGATCTTGACCTCTCAAAACGTCTGATAATGCCAACATCATATTTCCAGCTCTTTGCCTTCTAACCATTGGATCTTCTTGCATTGGTTGCGTTTGTTGAGGAATATTCATAGATTGAATTTGTGCATTTGTATTTTGTATGTCATTGAACAAAGTGTTAGTTCCGAAAGGATCTAATGGTTTATTATTTAAAATTGGCATATAAATTTCCTAGTTTTATTTATCAGGCAAAAAACCAAATGGGTTATATCCACCAGTCCATGCTGAACCAAGCAACCCAGTTGCTCCACTAAGCATTCCACCCAATCCTGGTGATGATTGTTCTGTGGTTGTCATTCCTGTTAGATTTGGCATACCACTAACACCCTGTCCAAATAATCCTAATTGGTAGGCTGGATATTGTAACTCTCTTCCAAACTCGCTGTAGTCAAAGTCTCTTTGTGCTTGTCCTAAGCCTCTAGACAAACCACCGTAACCACCAAGTAATCCTAGTGCTTGTTGTTGCCCGCCTAATAAACCACCTAATAAGCCAGCTTGTTGCTGTCTACCTCTAAGTTCTAATTCTGGCGCAAGCATAGCCATTTGTTGTTTTCTTGCTATGTCAGACTCCGCCGCGCCCAGCGCCTGCCCGTATCCTCTGTCTCTTATGTCGGCAACTGTTCTAGCTTCTTGTTCTATTAAAGGTCTTAATGCTTCTTGCTCGTATATAGTTCCTCTTGA